TTAACACATTGTATAATAAAATCTTTATCAGGGTGATACTTATATACACGAATAATCTCAGCTGCTGTTAAAATTATTAATGTGTTTCTTTCTATTTGAGGATTGTAAGCTAACAGCGTATTAATTGAAAGATCTTGTAGTTCAATGTTATAACGATTAATAAGCAAGCTTGCGATAAACTTTGCTATGTCAAGTTCACGACAACCAAATACATTAGGGATAGGGTCAATTAAGTACATGTTATGTTCATTAAACAGCATGTTCTTAATACCAAAATCTCCGTGACAATACCCGTATTCTAAATTAATATTTGCCATCCTTTCAACAATATCGTTAAACACAGGTACATCAGCTAACTGAACATGACCTACAATCCTTGCGATATAGTCATCAAATGTTAAAAACTTTTTAGTAGGTATATGACCGAATTCATCAAGTGCTTCTTGTATCATTGCCAATGCTTTATACGGAGAATGTTTAAAGAACTCTTCATCGTGTTCAATGTAATCCATTGTAATTGTATCACCAACCACTCTATGGATTTCTGGAGTATATACTGCACTGCCAGTTTGCTTATACCATTTTGCCACTTCATGAGCATTACTTGCGGTCTTATGTACTAACATACCATCAGTGTAAATATCAGATCCTGATAGACCACCTTCCAATTCACGAATGTCAGCATATATAAAATCTTCAGGTGTAATACCTTTATCATCAATATAGTATGCAGCAAGTGGTTTATCAAAAGACAACATATGATATTTTACATGGTGCTTTTCTAACCAAGACCGTATTTGTTCTCCATACTTTTCTTCTGCTTCAACTCTACTCCTACAAGAAATAGAACCACGAGCAGTAAAAATATCTACTTGCCAACCTGCATTATATAATTCATTGCATTTTTCAATCAAAGCAATATTTGGTTCTGCATTTTCCCAATCTCTGTTTGACGTAAACGCTAATGTGTCGTCAAAGTCAAGTACTATTCTTTTGTGTAATGCCATAATTATTTCTTAAAGATAATGGATCTTGTTAGTCCACCGAAGTGATAACAGAAGAAGAGGAATAAAGGAACAGCAATAGCAATACGAATACTATCTTTAGTCATATTGATTGCTTCCATTAAAAATACGGCGCCTGCCATTGTTCCAAAAATAATAGCAACGAACACGATGCCATAAGTCATATCTGTAATAATTTCTTTCATAATATAATATCCTTAAAATTTAACTACCATTATAACATGGTTTACTATAAATGTCAATAGATTAGTTGACAGTATCATGTAAAAAGTCAATATCAACTCCTGATTCGTCAAACATACGTCTTGACTTTTCAAATGAGTCTAACCACTTTTGTGGAGAATCCATCATACCAATGACAATTCTATTTATGCCTACTTGGATAATACCTTTTGCACAATCGTGGCAAACTGGTAATCCCCATACATACATTGTAGAATCCTTTAATGAAATGCCAGAAAAGGTCGCATTGTATATACAGTTCATCTCGGCATGAACAACCAAGTCATATTTAATTGTTCTATCTTCATACCGAGCAGGTATATCTTCAATTCCTTTTGGAAATCCATTATACCCAGTTGCTAGTATACGACGGTCAGAGTTAACTGCCACCGCTCCTATTTGTTTTGAAGGGTCTTTGCTCCAACAAGATATTTCCTGAGCAACACGCATAAAGCGTTTATCCCACTTTGAGTCCATCAATTAATTCCTCAATAAAGTTGAAGTGTCTTTCATATACATGGAAGTTTGATGCTGTCCAAATTAATTCACCAACTTCGATACCAAGATCTTCAGCAAGTTGATTCTGAACATATTTTGCCCAAGCATAATCATTGTTATATCCAAAGACTGCATCGTTAGAACGCATCAAGTAATGCGATACTAATTTATTGTCGCGAACATAAAAAGTATTTGCGTAGGTACACATAAAGTCAGACATACCATCTCGGTTGTAATCTAAATGCATACTTGGTCGATTATAAATCATTGTTGCTCTACGAGAGTTTGGATTGTTATTCAATTCACGAAGAACGTGCTTGTATTGATTACCATTCTCTTCAGAGTAAATGCACCAACCATAATTAGAGTTAATCAAACCTTCGGTTGAAGCAACAGATTTCCAAATCTGCGGCGTTTCGCCAGGAATATCATTAACATTCAATGATTGAGATTTATACCATTCTAATTCACGTTCAATATATGCATACGCAGGTTTACGAATGATATGATCTTCATCAGCAATAAATGTTGCTCCGATAACTTCAACAGTTTTTACACCTGTCTTATCAATGACAAAATCTTCACTAAGATATTTGTCAATAATCATTTGTCGCATATAAGATACGTTCATTAAATTGATTCCATTAATGCTTCAATATCCGATACTTCAGCAACGAGATCTGAAACGTTTTGATTATGGAAAGCTCTTGCAGTTTTCCTTAAGATTGATTTTGGAATCTGTACTTCTTCAGCCAAAGCATTAATTGCTTCTTTTTGAAAATCACGTTCTGATTCCATTCTTGTAAATGAATTGCTCATTTCTTCCATGCAGCCACGGATTCTTTTCTTGTCTTCGTCACTTGACGGTAATATCACATTACTCATTATTTAGTACTCCTATTAAATACATCTTTAGTTGGATCTTGACCTTTAATACCTTTACGACAGTAAGAGACAAAGAAACTTGAATAGTTAATTAAATCTTTTGCTGAATCTTCAAGGGATTCAAAGTTAGGATCATAATCATCCGACTGCATTGCTTCCATAACAGATTTCATACGAAGCATTTTTGCATGCATAATATCATGAATGGTTGTAATACCGTTAGGATAGTAGTCGGCTTGTTGAACAGTTGAGTTTGGATTCTGATAATCGCGAGACTTTTTCAACTGAAGGTCAACGCACTCTTGTAGTACATCAACCGAAACTGGGTTTGCTTGTTTGCTCATAGGCAATCTCCATAATGTAAAGTACTATTATAAATTATTTTGTGTACAATGTCAATAGTTAATTTAATTGCTTACTGAAAGGTAACTCATAACCTTCTGATAAAAACTCTGCGGTTAAAGACCTTTCTATATTACGATGTATTTGAACTTCTTGCTGCATAACTGTTCCATTCATAGGACATATTACATCAACAACCTGTGGAGGTGTATAGATTCCAAATACGTAAATAAGTTCTTTGGTTAATTTGCGTTCTTTCATAATACGAAAGATTCTGTGATTTGTTCCATCACCTTTGCCGTTAAGAATACCTTTTCGGTACATTCCTACACGACCATTCCAACCCATCATACCGCCTGCTATGCCAATTTTCATTAATTGACCTTTACACACCATATAATATACTAAATCTTCATTTAGTTCTTTGCGTTGAATGTTTGGTGATTTTTGATACTCAAACTGCTCTCCGTTTATTTTTAACGTGCCGATGAATATCATCTTAGTTAGATGTTCTTTTAATAAAGACCCATCTATCGACAGGTCTTCGTTAAACATTTCTGTTTGCATAATATAAAGTCTATTTCAATTTATAGATATATTATACTCTACTTCCTACGAAATGTCAATGGTTATTTTAAGATTACTCTCCAAACATTTTGTATTCTGCTGGATTTCATCAATTTATGTAAGTATTTCATCCTATTTTCTCTATGTTACACTAATGAAAACAATATGTTACATTAATGTTACAATTATTTATACAAAGAGTTTGATTAAGGTATTGAATTTATACAACTTTTGGTGGAACAGGTAGAGCAAACTGCTTAATTGACTGTAATTTATCTTCAGCCTCAGCAAGTTTTGCCACTTCTGCATCAAGAGTTTCAACCGTACCAGGATGTTCTGCTACTCCAACTCCATTTTCCAAAAAGACAGCAATGTTTGCTGAATGTTCAGCAATCTGTCCTTCATACTTTGCGATTAACGCATTTACTAATAATTCACTCATAGCCATATTATTCTCCTTTTAATGTTGGTAGGACTCCATGATTTCCTTCATGAGATGGAGCCGTCCATCCTTCTGGTTTCATTAAGTCAGGTACACCAAGTGGATTTGGCCTTCCTTCTTTTACACCTACTTCTTTTGCCATGTTTGCCTCGAGAACTGCGTCCCAAGCTTTATAAGGGTCGACTCCGAAGGCATCAAGAGTACCGATTGCCACTACACAAAGGTCAACTAAACCATCTACGATTTCTTCGGAGTCGATAACTTTTTGCGCATTTCGAGTTTCAGTTAATTCCTCTTCCAAGAAATCAATTCTAAATCTCAAAAACGCTTTTAATTTGTTAATGTCATTTGCATTGTTCGCAACCCAATCTCTTGTCTGATATTTGGTTTGCATATCTTGTATATCTTTAACCCAATCTTTACTCATTTGGATATCCTTGTGAAATATAAACACCAATCATACCAATTTGACCTTCGGTTAGCATACCTGCTGTCGGCCACATCATTGCAGATTGTGGTCCTACCATTTCTTTATTTTTATATGCCAATAGTTTTGTAATAATATCATCAGCAGATTGTCCTTGTAATTTAGGACCGATTCCACCTTGACCTTGAGGTCCGTGACAAGCTGCACAAGTATTCATTGTTGAACGAATAGGCGCAAATCTATCTTCTGCCACTGCAGTTGTTGATAATACTAATGTCATTGCGATAATAAACTTATTCATAATAATTCCCTTAATTCCATAAAGCCACCGACGTTTTCTCCATCCTTTTGTATTTGAGGAAAGGTTCTTGCACCGGGAAATGTTTCAAAAAATTCTTCTTGCTGATAATCTTCACCAAGCATTAAGTATTCGTAATCAAGTCCTTTTGATTCGCATAGCTGTTTTGCCATATTACAGTATGCACAATTGTCTTTACCGTAAATTTTTATCATACTAACTTTAGTCCTCCTTGACTATCAGGTAGTGCGATTCCTGATGTTGCTTCTATAACTTGTTTCTTTAATTCATCTGCAGGTTCTACAACAAACATCACATGTTGTTCACCAATAGATACTGGTTTTCTTTTTGCGTAAGGTACGAAAGGAACCATTCCAATTTTACCTTCACCTGCTGGTACTAACAAAATTCCATCCGTTAATGTATAGAAACCTTTATCATATACCACTTTTGCTACAACCTCTTCTCCGGTTGATAGTCTTACAATTTGTACATCGCTCATAGCAATTCTCCTTTAGTGTGGTTTATTATATCACACTTTAATATAAATGTCAATAGTTTAGCTGAAAAAATCTTCAATCGTATTTACTCGTTCAGCTGACCAACCAACCGCATCTAGGATTGATTGAATAGGATTTAGGAATACTTTATCAAACTGAAGTTCAGTATCAATATATTCATGTAATCCGAGTTGTTTAGGCAATAACCCAGGAACCGAGATTGCGTTTTCTCGAATAGGATTTGGTACCTTTAAATAAAGTAGCTTGACTTTATCTCCACCTTGGATAGTTTCAAATTTCTTATCAAGTCCTTTTTCCTTTAGGAAATGATTATACATCAAGGAACCACGAACATGCATCGGAGTACCTTTCTTATATATGGATCCTTTCTCTTGATACTTTTTAAGTTCAGATACACCTGAAGTCTTTGCGATAGCAATAGGATCCAGCTTTTTAAATTCTTCTTTGAAATCTTTGATGAACTCTTGAGTTGTTTCTTCGTTCGTGTTCATAATAACTTCAAAACATTTCTTGAGTTTCTCTCGACAGATTTCAGGAGTTGAGGATCTTACTGATTCCAAACCTGTTACTGATATCTTTGGAGTATCATAATGAACTCCTTCAGAGTTCAATGTATTCAGTATATATCTTTTCTTGGCAACAAAAATTCCACGGTGAGCAATCTTTTCACGTTTCATTACCATTGCATTACGATAAGTACCTAAATCAGCGGCAAGCTTTTCGTAACCATCTTCAATGATTTGCTCAATCTTTGTTGAACATACTCGGTCAAGGAACTCTTCACCTTTGTCTTTATCAATATCAGTTGTACCGAACACTTCAGTAATCAAAGGACCAAAGTCAACATAGATAGAGTCAGTATCAATATAAATGATATAGTCAACATTATCGGTTCCAAGAACTTTATTCAAATAATCATTTACAGATTTTTGAGCATAACGAATACTTAACTGACCTGAGGTTGTAATTGCTTCTGCCATTTCGTTAATATAGTATAAGAAATATACGTTAGCAGTTGCACCATACAAACTGTTCATGGCAATCTTAATTGACATTTGTGAATTGTGAAGTTGATTGATTTCGCGTTTCAGTCTTTTCAGTTCAGCAGGATCTTTTTCAATCTCAAACTGTTGTTCAGCAGCAATCATTTGCTTTTTGATAACTGAACGGTTATTATAATATTCATCAATGATTTCAGGAATGATTCCAAGTTTCTTATTTGAGAAACAAACACCGTTGGCAGCAACTGATACATTTGGACGATCATTCTGATATTCACCTTTCAGAACCATATCTTGAGTTACATATTCTCGGTCATCAGGCATATATGTTTCAGGTGACATATTATATTGTAACATCAAGTGAGGATATAGAGAGTTAAGGTCAAATGATACAACCCAAGGATGCATTCCGACTTTAGGATCTTTTACATAACCACCTACAAGATCTCCTGCTCTTTGACCAGGACTGCCTTTAAGTGGAGGAACAATTTTATCTTTCATCAGTTTACGATAAATGGTTGATTCCCAAATACCTACCGTTCCGAAAGCATCTCCATAATTAACTCCACCATCATAAGCAACAGTCATAACCAAAGCAAGCAATCCTGTCTCTTCTTCAAGACGAGCAATCAGTTGAGTATCTTTAAGGTTATAGTCCAAATATAATTGTGGATTCTCTTCCCACAATCCAGTCAGCGAACCATATTCAGAATAATCAATTTTCTTTTCACCAAGGACAACATAAGCAATATGGTCAAGTCGATATGATTCTTGAGGACCATACTTATAACCAAATTTCTTGAAGCAATCCATATAGTCAATAACAGCAACACCCATAATAGAATATGTTGAATTGACTTTACCAAAGATTTCACGCGATCTTTGTTTGATTGATTTATGTGGAGATAACCGTCTTGCAGTATCTTCTCCAAGTAATGCTATGATACGAGTTACGATGTATTGAATATCAAAGTACTCAACGTTCCAACCTGTTACGATATCTGGATAATCATTAGTCCATAATTTCATAAAGTATTGAAGTAAAGCACGTTCACCATCAACTCCATCAAATAATACAAACTCAATCTTGTCGTGTGGAATATCAGTTACAGTTTTTGTCTTGTCGTAATCTTTACGACCAAGTACATAATAGGTATCATTTCTTGAACTATGATAAGCAATTGAAGTAATAGGTTTATCAGCCGTTTCCATATTGGCATAACCGTCACTGATGTCAACCTCAATATCAAATGAAACAATATTAACTTGACTTACGTCATATGTAATCTTGTCAGGATATTCTTCTTGAATAAACTGTGTGACATAGTTTGTTGAACCGAAGGTCTTCATACCATGAACACCTTTGTATTCTTCAATGAAGTTCTTTGCTTCACGCATATCACCAAACTTGTGTGGAGATACAGGTAAGTCACCTTCTAAAGAACGATAACCTTCTTCTCCAGCTTTTGGAGTATGAACATATAGAGTTGGTTGAAAAGGTACGCGATACGAAAAACGTTTGCCGTTTTCATAACCACGATGTAAGATATTATTACCATACCTTTCAACGGATGTATAGAATTTTGTCAATGCCATAAGCCTTTTTGTAAATTTAGATAACCATTATACACTAATTGACAGGGAATGTCAATAGGTTTATGCTGCGAGCTCGGAGAAGTTCTTGAGTTTCTCAAACTTAAGGTTGTTTTCAAACTTTTCAGCAAATTGGTCTCCACGATGTGATATCACAAAGATATTGTCATCGGAATTCAATCCATGTAGTGTTTCAATTAAACTCTCAATACCTACGCCATCTAAAGCGCCGTCAAGAGTTTCATCAAGTATCAATAAGTTAGTGGATACGGAAGAACGAAGTTTCGCAACAGACCTCCACGCCAACATAATTGATAATGTGATACGTAGTTTCTCACCTTCTGAAAAACTAGCATAAGTAAATTTGTCTCTGAACCTAGAACGAATAACTTCATTGAACTCTTCATCCAATTGAAAGTCAACAAATAAGTCAAATGCTGCAAGATACTTGTTGATGAGTTTATTAATAACAGGAATGTACTGAGATATGATCTTAGCTTTGATACCACCATCTCTTAAAATAGTTTGCACAATATTCAATACTTCATGTTCATCGAGTAGCTTTG